GGGATGTTTTTGAGGCCGACCACGAGTTTCCTTTTGGGGCATGCCGACATCATACTGGCCCCATTTATTTATGCAAGCTATTTGTGACTCAGGAGACTAGGGAGGAAACGCGCCAAATGTTGAAAAGGGTCGAAAATTTTGTTGAAAAGGGTGGTTTGGCGGGTGTCGATGTCTAGTTACTCGCCTTCGGGGATTGCGGGGGTAAAGGCGTCTGCACGGGGGCGGCAGCCGGGCTGCAATAGGGTCAGGGTGCCAGATGGGTGATGCGGACGACGCCATTCGAGAGGAAAAGGGAGATCAATGCCAGGCCGTTGCTGTTGCCGACCCAAAATCCGCCGCTGGCCATCTGGTTCGTCACGGCCGATAGGGAGAAGCTGTTGCTGGGGAAGATCAGGGCGGCGTTCGTCATCCAAGGGTAATTGTTGGTGGCGTTGCGGGCGGCGCCGGCGGGATCGTGGATGTCGATGTTCGGGGAGAGCAGCGATAGGGTCGTGAGGTTGAAGGTGGGGGTGAAATCGTAATCGTAGTATAGATAGAGCGAATTGCTGCCGGCATTGAAGTTCGTGAGCACAAAGGCGGTGCCGCCCAGGTTGTTGGTGCTGGATCCGGAGGAATAGTTGACCACCACCTGCAGGTTGGTGCTGCTGGTGACCAGCGTGCCGGAAAGGGTGAAACTGCCGTCATTCGTGCGCAGACCAGGCGTGGTGAAGAGGTCCTGCTCGTTCACGCCAACTACCAGCGGGCAATAGTTCGTGCCGGGTCCCACCGTGGGCCCGGTGATGGTGCCGCTAAAGCTGAAACTTACCTGATCCCCGGAGTTCACCCAGTACCCGGTGAGGTTGTTCGAGGCCACGATCGTGGCGTAATAGGGTGGCGCGGCGTGGACGCAGCAGAGGACCAGCGTCAGGATGAACAGGGCGAGGATGATTTTGATGAGCGTGGTCATGGCGTTATTGGGCTTGGGCGATGTACAGGGCCACCAGCGGGGAAGCGGCGTAGCCGGGCGCGGTGGCCCAGGCGTAAACGATGAAGGATTCCCCGGTGGTGAGGGCGTTGGTGGGTTGCACGCTGCCGGCGGCGTAGATCTGCGCCTGGTTGGAACGGGCGAGCTGGCCGCCGGAGAGCAGCAGCCCGGTGGTGATGAAATGGATCGTGGCGCTGGGGGTGGAACAGGTGATGCCCAGCTTGTCCTGGGGAATCGCCTGCAGCGGCACGATGCCCCAGGCCCAGACCTTGGCCCCGGAATTGAAACTCTGCACGAAAATGCTGCCGTAATTCCCGTGGCCGTTGTAATTGTAGTAGTTGTAGGAATTGTCCGGCACGCCGGTGGTGATGGGGGTAACCGGGGCTTTGCTGCCACTGGTCGGGCCCGGATCCAACGGACTGCCGAGCCATTTCATGCTGTTCAGGAGCGGCACGCCATTCACGTCCGTGAACTGGGGCAGAGCACATTGCGGGGAGCCGCTGCCGGCGATGGTGAGCGTGATCTGGCGGGAGGTGGTCAGATTGGTGGCGTCACGGGCGCTGAGCGTGAGGGTATATGTGCCCGGCCCTTCGATCTGAACATAGGCGGTCACCGCTTTGCTGCTGCACGGCGCGAAGGTGACATCCGAAATCAGCCGCGGCGAGGTGTCCGTGGACTTCTGGAGGGTGATGATAGTTTCCACGAGGTTGCCGTCAGGATCGCTCCAAGTGCCCGCCACGGGCACGATATACGGCCAGGCGACGATGCCGGAGACACTGGGCGCGTAGCCGGCCGGCGCCGTGAGGCTGAGGGTGGGCGCACTGGCTGAATTCAGCGGAAAATGAAACTGGATGTTGGCCGCGCTGCTGAGCGGGTACTGCGCGGTGAACGTGTTCGGACAGATCCGGAACTGCGCATAGGCCGGCGTGACGGCCGCGATGCGGTTGGCGCGGAGCTGGTCGAACAGGCTGTTGTTGAATCCCTGCACGCTGGCGCGGGGAATCAGCCATACTTCCGTGTTCGCTGTGGCGAACGCCTGGGCAGTGGTGTTCTGTCGGCCGCGCAGCACCGTGAGGGTATACCGGCCCGCACTCACGAGGGTGATGGTGCTGACGCTGCAAATCTCCATCACCTGGTTGCCGCCGGATTCCGTCACCTCGCCGGCGTCCGTGCCGCTGGCGATATAGCTCACCAGAAACGCCAGCATGGTGTCATCCGCCGCCTGGTTGGCGGTGTATTGCAGGGTGAAATAGTCCGCGTCCACCTGCGTGGTATCCACCGTGCATTGCACCGTGCCGTCGCCGGCGGCGACGTTGGCGTAAAGGGTGGCCTTGGCGGCAAAGCCGGTGAACGCCCCCAGCAGCGGAAACGTCCCGCCGGTGGACGTGTCAAAGAAGATTTGCGCGCCGATCACCAGGGCGGACGGACGTTGGCAGAGCGGCACGATGCCGCCGCTGAGGCCGGTGAGCACCGTGGGGACTTCCAGGATGCGCAGGACCGTGAGCGCCGGCACCGTGGCCGTGCTGGCCAGCACGGGCGGCGAGGGCGACGCCCACGGAACGGCCGCCAGCGTGTTGTCCGCCAGCAATTCCAGTTCGATGGGCCCGGTGGGAGGGATGCTGCGCTTCAGCACGCGGAAAAACTGGTAGATCGAATAGACGTTCGGCTCGATGTCCACGTCCAGCAACACATAGCTGCCGGCGCGGATGAGCCGGGCCAGCTCGCGGCGCACCTTGATGGTGCCCGTGAACTGCGGATGCCCCAGCACGCGCAGGGTTTCCCGGCCGAGATTCAGCGCCTGCGAATCACCGGTGACATACGGCCGATCCAGATTCATTTCCCGGACGCTCTTCAGGATGGTCCAAGCGCGGGGATCATCCGCATGCACACTCGTGGTTTGATATGCCAGGGTCAGGGACGGATACCGCACGGTGGCGCGGCTGTAGGTGCCCTGCCAGCTCGTGCTCTTGAGCTTGGGCGGTTCGATCAGGCCGTCTTCCGTGAGGGTGACATAGCTCGCCGGCGTGACGCCGTGCTCATAGACGCCCAGCTCGATGAGTCCGGTGGTGGGATTGAACCGCACCCAGCCGTCCAGCATGCTGGTCACCTTTTCCATCACACTGCGCAGCGTCTCGTTGCTGTCGATCAGCAGGCTCGCGCCGTACAGGGCCATGTTCGTCTGCAGGTAGGTGGCCACGGCGTTGAAGCTGGTGGCATCGAGCAGGTCCACCGGGAGCCCGATGCAGTTCGGGTTTGTCAGCACGTCCGCCACGATCGCGGCGAGGTTCGCCTGGCCGTTCGTGAGCCCGGCCGCGCCGCCGGTGACAACGCTTTGCGTGGGAGCCTTGCGCACCACCAGCTCAAAGTTCGGACACGCCTGCACTTCCTGCCCCAGCAGGAAATCGATCAGCACAATGTAGCAAACGCCGGCGTAAGGCGGATGCTGGTCACCCGTGGCCGCGCCGGCGACGCCGCCATCATTGCCCGTGCTCTCCAGATACGGATCGACCGTCTGGGCGCTCATGCCCCAGTAGAAGCGCAACACGCCATAATAGGTGCCGTCGCTGGTGGTGATGCTGAAATCCGTGTACGGATCGCTGGGCCGGGCCATGCTGTACTGGTACCACCCTTCCAGTCCGGAGCCGGGCGCATTGGCTTCCGTGGCCGTGTGATTCGAGGTGCAAACCCACGATTGTGCATCGAATACGTAGAGATCGCCGGCCACGATGTTCAAACCCACCTGCCAGGCCGTGCCCTGCGGCCAGACCTCCTGGCCATCCATGATGATGGAGATCAGCGCGTCCACGGGGCCCACGCAGACGCCGCACGCGATCGTCCCGTAGTAATCGTAGGTTGTCCCGGCGCCGCCGGATTTGCCGCCGCTCATAATTAATCAGGTTGTTCGACCGTCATTCCGACCCAAAAAAGATCAATGCCCAGGGAACCGTCTCCATTCCAGCCAAAGCCGGCCAGCGCCCCCAGGCGTTTGCCCCAGCGAATCTCCAGCAGGTGAAAATCCGCGTGCCCCTCGTCATCCATGCTGAAACCAAACAGTTCAAAGCCGATCATATTATTTTTTGGTGGGGATCCGGTTTGGGGCCGGTGCCGCGTTGAGGTTGTAGACCGGGCTCATGGCCTTCACGGTCAGCTTCCGGGTGCCGGCCAGATAGGGCAGCGGCACGGCCTGCTGGCTGTTCGCCGTCTGCTGATCCTGCACGCCAAAGGGCTGCGGTTGGGTTTGCGTCTTGTTGCCGAACATTTTTAAAAGGAGTTAGGAGATAGAAGTTGGAATCTAGCCACTAACGGGCCGCCAGATTTTTTTGACCATGCGCATGAACACCGCTTCCTTCAGCGAACTGTATTGCACGCCGCCGGCGCGGCTCCGGACGCAGTGGATGAACTTGCCCTGGGCATCGAGGACGAGGCCGCAATGGTGGACGCAGCCGCCAAAATGGATACCGACAACATCGCCCGGCTGCGCGGTGAGATAGGCCGGCATGGCCGCCGGCGCGAACTTGTCCGGATTCTCCGCCATGAACTTCTCGAGGAGGCTGTCCGTGTGCGCCTGGCCCCAGCTCATGGGTTCGTCCGGAATCTGGAAGCCGGCCGGCAGATGGCCCGTGGCGATCAGGATGCTGCCCGTGAGCTTCTGGCACGAGACGCCGGCTTTGGGCACGGCCGCATTCGCCATGAAGGGCGTGCCCAGCCATGCGGCGGCAGCCGGGGCCAGCAGCGCGATCCGCGCCGGGGTGTTGAAGTAGGGTGTGCTCAAAACGTCAGCTCAGTTGAATCCGGAACCATTTCCCACTCCGTGAACAGTTCCTGAACGGTGCCTTCCCAGCCGATCGCGGGATTAACCCAAACTGTCACGTTGTTGGATTGCATCGAGGCCGCGCACAGCATGCCAACGGTGCCCGGCCGAATTCGTTTCTCGAAGCCAGGGCGGATCCGCCACTTGCTGGGGATCGTCACTTTTTGTTCAAGGGGCCATTTCATGGTTTATTTTTTACCGGAGCCGCTGGGTTGCTGGATTTTCAGGACGAACGGATTCCCGATCGGCACGAACGGAAAACCGCCAAAATTATCATAATTGTCGAATGTGTTGATGCACATGGCGGCGGTGCCGTCATAGCCGGGGAACATCGCCACCGCGTCGCCAACACTGGGGGCAGTGGTGAGCGGCGAGCTGAGGCTCAGCGTGAGGTGGCTGCCGGCCACGGCCGTGGAGAGCGAGATCATCCGGTACTGCACGGCCGCGCCGGCGTGGGTGAGCTGCAGGTAGCCGGCAGCGAAGAGATTGGCGGTGATGGGCGTGGAGTTGCCGCTGGTGATGGTGCCCACCACGAGCGTGGCGCTGGCCACATCATAGCTGACCACCACGCAATTCCATTGCCAATCCGCCGGCATGAGCCCGCTGGCCGGCTCGAACAGATTCCAGTTGTCCGTCTGCTGGAAGAGCCGGCGCGCCGCACTGCGATCGAAGATCCACGAAAGACTTTCGCAGTTGGCTGAGATCACCGGGCCATCGAGCGACACATCCGCCACTTCCCCCTGAAACCAGCACGTCACGATCGTGGCGTCATTGCCGCTCACATTCGCCTCGTAAATGGCCAGCTCCAGCGGCCATTCCAGTTCAAACGGGATCAGCAGCGCCAGCGGCGAGCCGGCGAAATTGCGGGCCTTGACGGTGACGTTCTGGCGCTCCAGGTCCGGCGTCTCCACGATCTTGTCATACTCCATCGGCACACTCACGTACGTGTTGCCGTTCCCGTCCACCAGGTTGCGCTCAAAGGAGGTGAAATACCATAGCTCATTGGAACCGGGCGTGGTGAGGGTATACACAAACAGCGTGGCGGTCTCGGGCAGCGTGCCCAGCGTGGTGCCCATCGTCTCGCCGGCGGGCACGGTCAGCTCCCAGGGCAGTTCCTTGAACTTCAGCGTGACGGCCGCCTGGTCCGGTGCCACAAAGGTGAGGGTGAACTTCAGCAGATCCAGCCGGGCCAGCACCAGGCTCTCGATGCGCGTCTGCCCCAGGGCGAAGGCGGTGCCCGGCGCGGCCGCCAGCGTCCACTCATTGCCACTGATGCCGGTCACCTGCAGCGGCACGGCATTGATATTGTCATTGAGGACAATGAACGTGTTCGCGCCCAGCGCGGCCCCGTTGTCCACCTGCAGCACCATGTCCGCCGCGCCCACGGCCGCGGTGAGATTGGCCTCGCTCACGGACGCCGGCAGCCAGAAGGAACCGGTCTGACCGCCCAGGGAGACGTAGAGCGAAAGCAGGTTGAACGGATCCGTGCCGGTGAGCGTGTAGCTCTGGGTGATGCGCCGCCGGCCAGGCTGGGTGTAGTAGGTTTGCGCCAGCGGCCGGACCTGCCCGATCTGCTGCCGGGTCACGTCCACCTCCGCGCCGGCGGCCACGGGCTCCGTGCGCCAGTTCGGCCGGAAGGGCCACAATGGCGGCGTGCCGGCAGCCGCGGCCGGACCGTCCGCCGGATCAAACGCCGGCGGCGTGAGCAGGCTCACATCGTTTTCCTTGAAATTGAATTCCACGGTCGCGAGCTGGTCGTTCAGCAGCTTCGGATCCGGGAGATCCGCCAGAATGCCCACCATCAGGGGAAACGCCTGGCGCGCAAACCCGGCGCCCAGGGCGCTGGCTGGCTGGATGCTGGGCGCGGCGGTGTCATCCATCAGCACGTACCAGCTCGCGGTCACTACCGGCATGGTCCCGGCCTGAAAAACACCGGGCCAGAACGGGCAGAGCACGGCCTGGACATTCAGCACCTGCAGCGCGTTGCGCAGCGCATTGAGGGACCGGAGCTGCATCAGGCTGGTCCACTTCAGCGCCAGGCGCAAACTGTCCCCCGTGGGGCGGCGCGTCTCTTTGCCGGTAAGGCTGCGTTCATACATGGCCGGCAGCGTGGGCGTCACCTGGATGCCGCCGGACCAGTCCGGCCATTGGGTGATCAGAAACGCGGGATTGCCATTGAAGGTGACGGGGAGCATGTCAGCGCAGTTTGTGGACGTTCCGCCCCATCACGCCCACCACCCATTTTTCGTGGGCGTCATTTTGCTCCAGATGGTTTTGCATCTCCGTCTTGTCCATGAAGGAGTACACGCTCACCTGGTTGCCCAGGGCGGAAGCCCCGCCGCCGGCGGCGGAGCCCGCGCCGGCCAGCGGCCGCGGCGAGGCGTTCAGCATCTGGGCGGTCTGGCCGGCCGGGATGATGGTGCCGGCGGAATCCGGGATGAACAGCTCCGGGCCTTCCTCGCCCACCAGCGACGGCACGCCCACGTCCGGCCGGCCGCCGGCGGCGAAGGCGGAAAGCCCCAGCGACTCCGCCTCGGCAATCCCGATAAAGCCCGGCGCCGCCACGGCGGCCGCGCCCAGGGTGCCGATGGTGGCCATGACCGCCGGCGCGGTCCAAATGGCCGCCTGTGCCGCGGCAATGGGCGCACTGGCGGCCACTGCGGCCGCCATGATGCTGCGGCCGCCCAGGGCCATGACCGCTTGCGTGAGCAGCCAGCGCACGCCCATCTGGACGATCGAGCCGATGATCTCATTCAGGATCGTGTTGCTGATGTTCATCAGCGCCTTGCGCCACGTCTCCGTGCCCTCGATGAGCTTGGTGAAATTCTGGCTGATGCTGCCCACGGCCGTGTTGAACGTGTTTTGGAACGCCGTGGCGAGGGTGGAAAAACTGATGTCCGCCTCGTCGTGCAACTTGGCGAACATGGTGCCGAAGGCGACGGTGGCGGACTGGGTTTTCTGCGCGTCAAAGATGCGGTCCTGGAGCTGGGCCTGCTCGCCCAGCAACGCGGTGATCTGCTTTTCCGCTTCCAGCCGGGCGGTCTCATCCGTGGTGGTGTTCGCCGTTTTCGTGAGCGCATTGATGCGCTGCTGATTCGCATCCTGCAACTGCTGCAGGAGCGGGATGGACTGGGCATCCTTTTCGCTCTGGGTGGAAAACGGATCGCCGCCGATCTGCTTCAGCCGGCTTTCCAGGTCGCCGCGGGCGATCTCCTGCTTCAGCGCGGCCACCTTCTCCAGTTCCGCCTGGTACTCCTTGGTGGCCGCCGTGGCTTTGTTCTGGGCTTCGATCAGTTTGCGCAGATATTCCTGCTCCGAAACATTGCCCTGTTCATAGAGGCTGTTCAGCAGATCGAACCGCTGCTGATATTCCTGATGGGCGAACTGTCCGCGGAGCGCGCCTTGCTGTTGCTGATTGTACGTGATCTCCGCCTCCAATCCCTCCAGCGCCATCGTGCCGGCCTTGTAAGCGGCCTCACGGTCTTTGTTCGCCTGTTCGGCCGCCGCCCGCTGCGCCTCCACCTGTTTGCGGGCCAGCTCATCCTCCTGCTTTTGGCGCTCCTCGGCGACGGAAGCCGCCTCGCTGGCGGTGCTGGCATCGATGGCCTGCTGATATTCCTCTTCATCGCCGCTGGTGTAATTCGGCGACCCCTGGGCAATCTCATGTTTCAGTGCCAGCTCGCGGCGCTCCAGCTCGAACCGGTCCTGGATGCGGGCGATCTGTTTGTCGATCCCCACCAGGGAATCCCGCTGAAACTTCAGCTCTGCCTCATGCAACTCCGCCAACGCCGCCGTTTGGGCCGGCGTTTCATTGTTCATGTCCGTGACCCCGGCCTTGCGCATCTGGTACTGCACATAGCTGTTGATGTCCGTCTGGTTGGCGGGCTGGTTGGTGGTGGGAACCGCGCCGGCATCATAGGAGTTTTCCACCCCCGGCGCCGGATCTTCGCTGTAATAGCCGGTGACATGATTGGTGGAAACCGCCTCCGTGGTGAGCATCGGCACCGGGGTGCCCCCGATTGCACCCAGATTGCCCTCCGGCCGGGAAGTGAGCGCGTGACCGCCAAAGCCATCGGGCACCGTGGTCTGATTATAGAGCGGCGTTTTGCCGCTCAGCATGTCCTGGTATTTTTTGGCTTCGTCCGGTGAAACCACGCCGGCGCGCTGGGCGGTGTCGATCTGTTTCAGGATGTCCGGGATCTTCTGCAGGGCATCCGCCAGTTCGCGGGCGCGCTTGGTGGGATCGACCAGGGCATCGCCGTAAAAATGCCACGCGATCGCCCCCACGCCGATCGCGGCCCCGACGCCGCCGAGGATGGGGAGAAAAGCCAGCAGCTTCGTCTTGAACTCCTCCGTCATCATGGTGCCGGCCTGCATCAGCCGCGGGCCTTCCATGGCCATCATCCGCATGGGATTGATGCCGGAGATCAGGCCGTCCGCCAGGGAGCGGGCGGAATGCTCCAGCTCCATGATGGCCATTTTATTGGCCATGAACACACCCTCCGAATGCTTGCCGGCCTTGGCCACTTCCTCCAGACCGCCGCCGGCCTGCGTGAGAAAATCACGCAGCTTTTGCGCGGCGGCGGCCGTCTCGGCGGTCAGGACGATTTTGATGGGTTCGCTCATTTTTCCTCGATCACTTTCACCAGGCGCCGGATCTGCGCCTTCCACGATTCGCTGTCCCCCTGGGCGGCCACCATGAAATCCATCATCTGGATCGCCCGCAGCCGGCGGTGGGCGTGGGCGAGGGCCTGCAGCTCGCACCAGCCCAGCTCGCCGGCTTCCGGTTGGGTCAGGCCGGCTTCGGCGCTGAGCCGGAGGACTGCTGTTTCAAGATCGCCTCGCCCAGCGCCTCGACGGCTTGGGGACCCATGCGCGACAGGCGCTCGGCCCCAAGTTTTTCCTGCCGCCGGGCATAGGAGAAAAAACCGTGTTCGTTCACCTGCCAGACGGCGGCCATCACCGCCTCGTAGCTGGCCGGCGTGAGATCCTGGATCACCGTCTTGGCCCGGCGGCAGGCGAGCCCCACCAGGGCGAACTCATCGCCCACCTGCTTCAGGGCCACGGGGTATTCCCGCAGCTTGATTTCGTGGACCGGCATGTCCTCGGTCTGGCCGTTCTCGAAGGTGACGGCCACGGTTTTGATCAATACACTCATAATGGTGCAGGCAGGTTGGGATCAGTGAGCCACGGCCATGTTATCCAGCAGCAGGCAGCCGCCGGCGTTCGAGTATACGAGCAGGCAAAACGCCGCCGAGATCACGTTCGTATTGATGTAGGAAGGGATCGTGTTGGTGTAGACCAGGGTTTGCAGATTGGTGCCGGCCTGCTGCGGCAAGCTCGCGTGATACGGGCCGGTGAAGATGCTGGTCTGCTGCGGTTGCCCGTTCGTCATGTAGGTGACGGCCAACCCCACGCCCCAGGTGGTGGCATAGCTGTTCGTGGTCATCAGATGCCACGTCGTGATGAGATTGGTGCGCCCCGGCCAGAACATCTGCGCCGGCAAAGGAGCGAAATCATTCACCTGCCCGTTGGAATAATTGGTGGTGGCATTGATCCAGTTCACCGTGCCGAGGCCCTGCATGCCAAAGGCATTGGCCCAGGAGTTCATGTTGCCGTAAAACCCTGCGGAGACCGGCGGCGTGATCCAGAAATCAATGCCGTAATTGGTGACGGCATTGAACCCCAGCGTGGTGCCCGGCGTGGAGAGCGTGCCGTTCCAGATGGCCTGGTAATTGGCCAGCAGCCCGGCGTTGGTGGTCAGCGTCTGCATGATGCCGGCGGCCGGATGCACGCCGTCCACGGTCGCCCAGTTGGTCGTGCCATTCACCGCCCACAAGCCCGAATTGGGCGAGGACTCGTACAAGTAGGCCTTCTCAATGTAGCCAGAGAGCGGCGCGGGCGTGGTCCTAATCCAGTTGTTGAACGCGATGACGTTGGATGAAACCCCGGCCACATACGTCTGGCCGGTCGTGGTCATCCAGTTGTCCGATGACGTCGTGTCCGGCAGAATGGTCTCCTGGTAAACCTTCATGCCCAGATTGGCGTACCGTTGCCATGTCTGCACCGCCTGGTTGGTGGTCGTGGCGAAGTTCTGCCCGGTGATGAAACTGTTGATGCCGTAGCCGCAGATCAGGATATTCCCCAAGCGCGGGACCAGGTTGGTGCGGGTGACGTCGTTGAGGTCGTCATAGAAGGCCGATCCGGACTCGGCCAGGTTGGCGTAGCCGACATTGTTGCTGATGACCACGGACTCCAACGGGACCTGCAGGCCCAGCCCGCCGAAACCATTGGGTGCCCAGTCGCGGGAATCGCCGATCAGGACAACCTGCGCGGGCCGCGATTTGCTGCCATCCGCTCGCGTGCCGGTGATGGCAATCGGCCCGTATTGAGCACTGCCGCTGTTGGTCCAATAGGCACCGCCCAGGGTGTAGTCGGTGAGGTTGGTGCCGTAACCGCTAAAGCCGCCGGGGAACCCATTGTTGTCCTCGTAGAGGCCGGTGGGAATTTGACCGCTGTTCGGCGCGGTGATGAACATGCGCAACCAAAAAACCGTGTTCGCCGGCACGACCACGTTCGGATTCGGATCGGTGGCGATCGCGCTGCCGCCGGGGACAAACGCATTCGTGTTGCCCTGGTACCGGTTTTCGTAAATGGTCTGAAACGGATATTCCCAGGCCGAGTGAATGACGAGCGCATTGTTGGAGGACCCCACGCCATTGTAAGCGCTGAACCAGGCGCGCAAATTAGAGATCGGGTAAGGTGGCGATTTGAAGCCAACCCAGACGTTCTCCTGATTTTGGCCCGCTCCGCCATACGCCCCCTTGACGGGCTCAAAGGTGCCGAACGAACACACGCCCTCACCGGGCAACAGGCCGGTGAGATTGAAGGGGGCCAGTGAATTATTGGTGGGGGCAATGTTCGCGTTGGTGAAGGCCACGCCGGCGGCCACAGCCGCATTTGTGAAGGCGACCCGGTACCGCTGGCCATTAATGACGGTGATCACATATTCGCCGCCGGTGGCATTCGTGGGTCCATAGGTCAGGCTGCCTTCGCCCAGGACGCCGGAACCGGGGGCGAGGGCGGAGACCTGCAAGTTGGTCAGGGCGGCACCATTGCCGGAGGGATTGGAACCGGCCAGGGCCCAGCCGGCCGTGCCGATGGGGGTCGTCTTCACCCATTGCCGCAGGAAGTTGGTCCCCGTCACATCATACTGCTCATACAGCGACCCCAGTCCGGAGGTGATCAGGCCGTTCGGATTGTTGGTGCCGGTCCACATCGAGACCGGGGCCGGCGCAAAGCCGGGGGACGTGTTGGTGCCGCCGCCGCCGGAATTGGTGTTGAGGCTGGGCGCACTGGCCCCGCCCAGATTGATGATCTGGTGGATGGCCAGGGAGAGCAGTACGCTCGCCTTGTTCTGCGCCGGGTTGGTGCCCATGGCATTGAAGCTGGTGATCGCCGCCAGGTTGTTATTCGTGTTCAACGCCAGCACGCCGGCCCAGTTCGTGCCGGTGCCGGTGAGGGTGGCATGGCTGTTCGTGGCCACGCCCGTGACGCCGGACAGCGTGTAAACGCCGGCGGACACGGAATAGAGGGTGAAGTTCTGCAGCCCGCCCAGGTCATTGGTGACGATGAAGCTGGTGCTGGTGGCCTGCCCTGGAGAAGACAGGATGAACAGGATAAACAGGATGATCAGGGCCGCCACGCCCGGCTTGCCGCCACCGGCTTTCGGCGGAGTGCCGGCGCCCGCAGCGGGCACCCCCGGCGACGAGGCGTCGCCGCCACCCGCCTTCGGCTTGGGCGCCGGCGGATCCTGCACGATGCTCGTGGGCGGCGTGGGTTTGGCGGCCGCGAAGTGTTCCGGTTTCACCCGGAGCGTAGGCGCGGTCACCTTGGCGGAGGAGGGATTCGGAGGCATAGCTTTAAAATGGTGGTCAGTGGTTTTGAATGGTGGCCGTCACGC